CGCACCCTCAATCAGAGTTCTTAAAAAGCCTTCTTTTCAGGAGTTGAAAAGCCGACAATAATATTTTTACCTTCACGATCTAAAGAAGTTTCTAAATCAATTTCAATAGGTGTACCTTTAAATAAAGAATTAAATTGATTAATAAAAGCAGTTGAAAAAGATGAAGATATAGATAATTCAACAGCAGAAAACCCAAAACCATGAGCCTGAAAATTAGACGTATCAACATCTTGAAATGGAACACCTACCAAAGCCCTAGACATTGAATAAGGTTTCTGTGAAGTTTTAGATATACCGGAGTTTGTAACAACATTTAAAATTAAATATTTCATTTTTTATTATCCTAAGCAACTAGCGTTAAATGTGATGGTGTTTTAGCATGTATATAAAAAGAAGGAGGTTTTAATTCAATTCGATTTATTTCAATAACTTCTTTAACAATAACAGGAGAAAACAAAAGCAAATTACAAGGTTTTAAAATATCAATACCAATTTTACGAAGTCTGGCGCGGTGAGTTTTTACAGCTGAAAGATTAGAGTTAAATTTTTGTCCATTTAACCAATTAATCGCATACAAAGAAGTAATATTAGCGGCTTGAGTATTTTTGCAAATGCCTTCTGTTAATAATGTTTCAGTAATTGTTCTTAAGTCCATAGCGGAAACCTTTAATTTATTGTCTATATTTAAAAATTCTTGATGTAATTCACTTAATTTTGATTGATCTAATAAACCCCATAGATTTAAATTTTCTTTAGCTAAAAATTCAGATTTTAATTTTTGTTCATGACGTGTAACGCCTTGATCTTCACAATATTTAATTAAATTATTAATATAAATTATCTCTTTTGAATCATCAGAAAATAATTTTTTAAGTTTAGGCAATAAATGTAATCTAAACTCATAAGCTTTATTATAAATAGAAGGATAAATATACCTTGAGTTACCTAACTTCGATTTAAAATCAACAGTATGACCATCAGCATAAATATGACCTATTGAACGTCTATAAGATTGCATAGATATAGCTTTAAGATAAGCATTAACACAATGACCAGACCCAACAGATTGATTACTTGTTATATCTAAACGCGTTAATACAGCACCATTAACTTTTAATTTTAATTTTGTAGAACCTGAATCAGTCTGTCTTTGCTCATAACCTGAAAAAGTACATTTAGAAAAAACAGGTAAACCTAATTTTTTTAAAATATCGTTATAAACTTCTATACAGTCATCTAAATCAGTAAAACCAAAAAGATTATCAAGACGACCATAACGGCTAGGATTACCTTCAATTAAAATTCTACTTCCTTGGACATGAACACTTAAAGATGTTGAATAACTACCTTCATGCTTAAGTTTTGATTGTCTAATAGGACTAATAGAACCTTCAATAAAATCAAAAAAAGCATAACCAGTAGAAGAAATAACTGGCAATTCATAATCAAAATCTTGATAAATACTAACCCAGTCATAAAACATAAGAATCCTTTTCACATAAAATAGTATGGAGGGTCATACCTTAAAGGGGGTGTTACAGTGCAACCCCCTTTAAGCCCAAACTAATAAATTTTTAAATTGTTAAAAAATAATATTTTAAAATCTTAAAGCTTTATAATAAAAAAAAATAAAAAAAGCAAATTTTTATTTTAAAAAAATTAAAATTTGTAATAATAAGTACAATTACTAAAGATAAAACTTACAAATAATGAGAGAAAAAAAATGCCAACTAAATATATTGATAAAAAAATCTGGGAAAAAATAGAAGAATGGACAGTAAAAGCAACTATTCAAAATCAAAAAATCACAAAAGAAACTGAAATACTTGAGTTTTTAATCGATAGAGGAATAAAAACAACCAAAGAAACAGATTTAAAAGAATTATTAAATTAATCAATATGAACCGTTCACGTTGTTCACTAATCAAAAATCAAAAGAAATTTATAGGGTTACTAAATGCCATGATCAATGTGTTTTTTATCGACTACATAAATAAATACAATGTAGGCATTTAATAACGCGAAGAATCTCTATGCTATCGCATACGAGCCAGTTAGAAAGGTGAAGAAGCAAAGCTCCGCGCCAATCAACTCACACGATTACATGAAGCCGATCAGCGCATTAAGTCGCGCTGGGTGCGCGTATAAGCAGAAACTATTTAATATCTTGAATAGTAATATCACCAACCCAACCCAAACCACGCAAAAAAGAGACAGCTTTATCAAGTGATTTATAAGTTTTTATATTTCCACGAGCTGCACGCAAAGATAAACCAAAATTTCTTAAATAAGCATCATTATCTTGACCAGAAAACCATATCTCATAAAAATCAGATTGAGTTTTACACAAAGAAATAGAAGAAATTGAATTAGTAAAAGTAATTAAATTTTTTAATTCTAAAGTAGTCATAAATCACCAAATGTATTAACAAAAAAAAATATATTATATAACAAAAATAAACTTTTGTATACAAATATATACATTTGTATAAAATAAATGGCAATGATTGCGTAGTAATTAAATATTTTTTTATTATAAGTTATTGATTATAAAATGAAATAAAAATATATTTTTTGGCATAAAAATAGAGTATTGACAAAATTATTTTTCTAATATTTCATTCTTAAAAGTAACAATATCATCATGAGATTTATCAATAATACGAGGTTTTAAATAGGGATTAAAACGATGTGAAACAACTTGTTCCATACAATATGATTTTGTTGTTGGATAAGGGGTAGATTGTCCCGTAAAACAATTACAAACATCACGAGAAGCAGAATAAATACAACCAACAAGAATTGGAGCATCAACAACTTTAATCAAAGGTGAATAAGCGGGTGCAGATTCAGGCACGCCTTGTATTTGTGGTTCAAAATCAGGAAAAGAAGAAGAAGCAATTTTGGTGGCAGGTGTGACGGCTTGAGCCGTCCCCCCTGCCACCTCTATTGATTTATGTGCTTTTATGCTTTGATAACCAAAATATAAAGCAATAATTAATAAAGGAATTATAAATAAAAAAGAATAAACAACTAAGGGCTTACGTTTATCTTGTTTAGTATGTATTTCAGCAGATTGATAATGTTTAAAAACAAAAGCAGGTAATTTATAAGGACGGACAATAGCATCAGAACGACTTGATAAATCTTGTTTACATTCAGGCCATTCATATTGAATTCGACCATTCCATTTTGAAACTAAATGAATATGACGACCAACTAACAATCTAATAAAATTATGAAAAAGATGTGGACCTTGTGAAATAAGCCAAAAATCTAAACCATAATGTCTATGTGTCTCTAAGGCTGAAATAGAAGGAAGCAAAGCAGATGCACCCTGAGCAGGACGCCAAATTCGTTGAACCTCATCAACAACAATTAAAGCGCCAGAAGGTTTCCATTCATGCCAATTTTCAACAAATTTAGCTTCATCAGGTAGCGTTTGTTCTCTACAAATATCACAAAGTTGAGATTTGCAAAAAATTGTTTCATGAGCAAAACCTATAAAATTACGGATTCCATGTATAAAAATTTCTCTATTAGAATCAATTTTACGTAAAACAAATAACTCAGAAATTAACCAAGCTGTCTTGCCAGTTCCGGGTGTACCAGTAATTAAAGTTATCATACAGGACGAAGAGCTTTAATTGCAGTTATTGAAGCTCTAGTTATCATTGCAGCTATTAAAATCCCAAATAACTGACCAACACCAGCTAAATTTAAAATAGATAAAACAGAACCACCTAAACCAGAATAAGCCGTTGTAATAGAGCCAGCAACAGAAGACGCAAGCGTAGTTAAAGCAGCATAAGAAAAAACACCAATACCAAGAGATAACAAAACACGAGCCGCAAGAGAGCCAACCATAGATAATAAAAAAGCCGCAAGAGTAGTCATTTTTTAAGCCTTAATTGAACCAATTACCATATAGCCAGCCATTAACCAACCTATAGCAATAATAAGAGGATTAACGCCTATTGCTAAATCACAAACAGGTGTCCAAGAGATTGTTTGATTACCACCCCAAATTAAATGAAAAGAAATAGGAGAAGGACAAGAACCAGAACCCAAAGAAGTAGGCGTTAAAGTTATAGGTACATTAGTAATAGGTATAACTTCAGCAACAGGAGGCGAACCATACAAACTGCAACCTATCATTAATGGATTCATTTGACAGTCTGTTTGTGTAGGTGTTGTTGATGTATTTGTACCCGTTGGTGTTGCATTAGTAGTTGTTGCAGTTGTTACAGTTCCAGTAGGTGAAGTTGTTGTAGTTGTTTGAGTATCAGTAGCCGTTAAAGTTTGAGCATCAGGAGAAGCTAAAGAAGTTTGAGTAGTTGTAGAACTATGAGAACCGCTTGGACTAACAGAAGTTGAACTGGGTTGAGTTAAAGTTGGTGGAAAACTATCAATATTAGCTTGAAGAGAGGCAACAGGATCATTATTACCAGTTGGATCTAAAGTATGTAGTTGAGAAATTATAGGAGCAAATTGTGAAGATGAAGGCGGATTAGCTATTAAATTTTGTAATAATTGAGATTGAGTAGGCGGAATAGATGAAGATGGAGAAACACATTGATCAAATGTTGAATTAAATGTATTAGAACCACATTGTGTTTTGAATGATGGAGTATCACAAGAAAAAATGCCTACCGAATCACCACCAGCGCCAGTACAATTAAATTTAAAATAAGAACTGGTAAGTTGAACTTGTTGAACTGTTGCATAAAAAGGAGCGTTTTGTCTTGCCGAAGAAACATTAGAACATATTGAAGAAGGTGAAACACCAGAAGAACACGGGATAGAAATAGGCGTACTACTTCCAGAAGTATTTATTTTTAAATTAGTAATATTTGATATACCGTTAGAATCAGGATTTAAGTTATTAGCATTTAAATAACTGTAAAGTGCTGAACCTACTTGAATAACGGCAGAAAGAGTAGAAAGCTGTGGAATAACACCAGCAACAGAAGCAGCTAAAGCTAAAGGAGAAACAGAGTTAGTTACATTAACCGCAGCAATTTCTTGACCTATCGGCAAATTAACTTGAGAAATATAACCATTAGAATTAGCAGAGACCGACGTACTAACAGCAGTTGAACCGCTTGAAACAGGAGCTTGTGGGGTTAAAATATTACCCGTTGAGGAATTAGGCAAAATTTTATAAGTAGTGGTTGCTGAATTAGTAGAAACAGAATATTTAGGAGGCAAAGGTATAGAATAAGAATTACTACTAGAAATTATAAATAAAGTAATAATTATAATTAATTTAAAATAATCCACGCAGCCCCCAAAATAGCAATAAATACAGAGATCAAATCAAAAGGAATCATAAATCACCTCAAAAGAGGATAAATAGCCTTAATGCCAAAAGCTACAACCCAAACACCAACAACGCCCCAAGCCAAAAAAGTTACATCAGTTAAGGTAAAAGGAGATGTATTAGCTAAATAATCAGTAGAAGTTTGCAAAACATAATCAGAACAACTAGACAAACTTGAAGAAGATGGAGCTAATACATTTGAACCAGAAACAGAAACAACATTAACGCAAATAGCCATAGATTCACCATGAAAAAAAAAGAGCGATAAAATACCGCTCTTTTAAAAAGCTATTAAAGAGCGCGACGAACCAATTTAATTGCAAAAATAGCAACTAAAACGACAGTCACAGCAGCGCCAACAGTTACAGCATCAGCAGAAGCACCAGTTAAAGCAGTAGTGATAGCAGGGTCAACAGCAGCAGAAGCAAAACCAGCTAAAGAAGTTAAACCAGCACCTAAAAGAATTTTATTTAATGTTTTCATTTTTAATAGTCTCATAACAAGATAGAAGAAAAAGCCGAAGCTTAATTAAAGTATGTTTAAACGCACATACAAAGCGCACCCTCAATCAGAGTTCTTAAAAAGCCTTCTTTTCAGGAGTTGAAAAGCCGACAATAATATTTTTACCTTCACGATCTAAAGAAGTTTCTAAATCAATTTCAATAGGTGTACCTTTAAATAAAG